TTCCTCTATTAATTCTAAATGCCTATTACCGAAATGAAAGCCAGCACCTTTTAAGAACTCTTCGAATGCAATAACAACATTTGGTAAATAAGTCAAGTCATTATACCTTACTTCAATACGACTTTCTTCATTATAGTTTTCATCATCAACTCTTTCACAAGTAAATGTGTACCTATTTTTAATCACACGAATTCCTTTCCTTCATTTTCTCGTTGTAAACTAAATTGATTCTTCATAGCCTGATAAGTCATTGGTGCGTGTCTTTCAAACCATTGTAAGCGTTGAGTCATCTCAAACACCCTAGCCCATAGTTCATCTTTAGTCATGTAATTAGTCATCATCTTTTAATCCTCTTACAGTTAGCTTGATTCTCTTTACATTCATACTCACCACAAAACCCATTACATTTTGATTGCCACCATCTTCTTATTTGTTCTAATGGTGTTTCAATAACAGGGTTTAACTCAAGCCACTGCTTGCACCATCTTACATGGTCATCTCTCTGAAGCTTAATCTTATCATGAGATAACTCATAGTATTCATTAGCTATCATCTCAATGATCTGCCTAGCTGTTAGTCCTTCAATCATCTATATATCCTTATTCCTAAGCATAAAATTCTATAACCAACATAAGAGTTACCGTTATTGTAGTACGTTACTCCCCAATAAAACGGTGTGCCTTTAAGCCAAGGTAACTTAACAAACTCAATAGTCATTTTAAGTTATTCCCTACGTTATAATACCCTTCATGATCTTCAAGCAATAATAGTAACATAGTCTCTAGCTTGTACATCTCTTTAGGAGTTCCTTTAGCTAAGATCGTTCTTGTAAAACCATCTTTACCTTTGTTATACTCCTGAAGAAACTGAACACCACTACCAATGTATCCATCATCTTCTGTTCCTACATGGTAACCTATATACTTCCTTCCTGTCTCTAAGTTAACCCACATATATACAAAGGCTTCTCCTGTTGTAGGAGCAGGTGATACTATTGGTGCATCAGCTAATTGTAATACTCCTTCTTGATATTGTTTCCAATAAGAGAAGTTGTATGCTACCATATAACCACCCTTATGGCTACGCCAAAGGATAACAAAAGACTCAGAGCCTTCATTAGCTGTTAGGAAGTCATGTACCTCTTCATCATAAGAACCTACAAATGTCTGACCATTGATTTTAATTTCAATCATCTCTTTACCAGAAGAAGTTTCATATACATCAGAGACCTCATCCACTACACACTTGAAGATATCAAAGACTAATTCTCGACCACCTTGTTTGTCTGTAAAGCTTCCTATCTTAATCATAGTACTCCTTATTTAACTGCCATCAGGTATAATCCAATGTTACCTACAGCATAACCGAAGTAACATATACCCATACCTATGTTACCTCGGAGTGATTGTTCAGCTGCGATATACAGGTAGATTAATCCTGTTAGGATAATCAACCATGCACTCATTAGATTACCTTTCCTTGCTCATGATACTTAACTAGAGCATCGAGATACCACTTAGCTTTCTTAAGCTCTTGTAGTTCCTCATCCTTCTTACCGCATCTCATCAAGTATTTATATACCTGACCTAGTAAGTGAGACTCAACACCATCAAGACCCTTAAGCATATACACCATCATCTCCATGTACTGATATCCTGGAACGATATCCTTGTAGTGTGATGGGTTGATAGCATCTTTATTCTTCTCTGCAGAAGCATCAAGAATCTTTTCCATCATAGTCTTTTCTGGTTTCTCAGTGTTAAAGTTTCTGCTTGCCACATAGCCTTTAACTTGACCATGCTTCAACGCATACTCATCATAGAAGTCTAAGTCAGGATCAGTCTTAGGCTTCCATGCGTGTGCTCTTTCAGCACCTAGTACATAGGCTTCGAACTGTTCTTTACCAGAGATAACAGTGATAACTCCATGATGCTCTACTCGTGCCTCAACCGTATCAAACAAATCAGAGTCATCAAAGAACTGATTGTAATCTTCTTGAGCTGTATGAAGGCGGGCATGTGTAGCTACTCTATTGTTGTTGACATAAATGTCTGTAATGTATTCCATTCTAATTCCCTTTCAGTTATTTGTAAACATCACCGTTCTCTTCAATCTTTGCATCCTCATACGGTGCTATGAGTCTACGATACAATTCTAACTTACAACCCTCTAATGCACCCATTGCATCATTGAATCGTTGATAACTTGTTTGGTAGTCTCTGTTAGAGTCACCATACAAATAGATTTGTACTATACGAGTCAATTCATAATTCAATTCACCAGCATTTTGTGGTGGTCTGAATTGTAATTCTTCTCTTGTTTCATATTTAATATACGGCATTATTCTTTATCCTCCATTATTTCAGCGATTTCAAAACCCCAACCATCACACCAGTCACAGTCATCATAATCACCATCATCCATAAGTCTCTTACGAGCATGTTCTTCGTTGTCAGCACTTACTTTATAGCAATAAGAAACTGTTTCTGTTGTGTATACTCTATATACAGGCATATTACCCTCCCCAACCTTGTGGTGTTAAGTCTTCTAGACCATTGTTATCAAAGAATTTTTCTTGAGAGAAGTCTGTTAGTTGACTATCCCAATCCCAAAACTCATCTGAATCTTCATCAGTAGGTTTAGGTGAGTCTTGTAGTTCAGCAAATTGTGATTCATAATCGTCTTTAATTTCACCCCATGAATAGCATTCATCATCACCATCACGATAGAAACCAATATAAGCACAACCTATTTCATTGTAAGTAGCTTCTACCTTATAACCATCTTCAACTAGTCTGTTGTAGAAACCAATAGGAGGACTCCAAGCAGAATCAAAGAAGCATTCATAAGCTTTGCCACCATTAGTAAGAACCTGATGGTCTACATTAGGATCCCATTTAGTACCCCAAGTAAACACTTGCCAGTCATACCAATTAGCTTGACCATACTTTTCTATATTAGCTTGTTCTTGCTTCTTAAGCTTCTCACCTTCTTCACCACTCATATGACCAGCTACGGTATCAAGTAGTTCTTGAGGTGTAGGATAAAAGAAAGAACATAAACCACCTTCAGCTTCTGCATGACGATGTAATGCTCTTAACTTTTCTTCTTGTTCTTCTGTTGTTGCTGTAATTCGCAATCCGTTAGCACACCAATTAGGCATGTTCATTCTCCTTTTCAATCTTCCAAACACCATTACCGATAGTCCATATCTTCAGACCATCACCATAATAAACATCTTCAACACACTTGTAGCCTAATTCCTGTAGTAACAAGTGAAAAGGCTTACTCGAAGTATGTTGCGACTGCATCGATTGCATCGTCCAAATCATGATATATCTCCGTTGCGTAGAACTCTACAAAGGGATGTTTGAATTGATTAGCATCTGTAACTACGATGATAATCTTATTCTTAGTATGTGCATGTGCCATCTCACATACTGTTCCCCACTTACGACCAGGTGTACTATCTCTTAAGTCAACTAATACGACTGAGCTATAAGCGATATCTTGTAGGTCATGTTTAACTACACGATTAGCTGTGTAATCATTCTTAGCTTGGTCATGGTAAGTGACTCTCCTTGTAGGATCTAAGGTGTCAATATCTCTTTGGAAAAGTTTTCTTGTAGCATACTCTCGCCATTCTTTCATTTGTTCTTTGGTTAATCCTTCGATTGCACCAGCGAGATATACATACTGTTTGTGTTTATACATAATTCTCCTTTAACTATAAACTACATCACCAAACAAACCTGCTTGTACAATAATGTCTGCACAAACAGAATCAATCATGCCTGCATCTTGGTCAAAGACTGCTTGCATAATATAATCACGATACTGCTTATTCAATGGCATATCTTCTTTAAGAACTCTATCAAGACCTCTTTTAATTAAGTCAATATCAAGAGTTGCTGTAAGATACCCATCAGCTTCAGGGTTCTCATAATACATTTCTTTGGTGATAGGATTGTAAGTCATACACCAGTAATCAATGCCACCATAAAGAGCTATCTCAATGATGTCTTCATAAAATTCATCTTTCATCTTCCCACCACCTTATCTTTGGATTAGTCTTTTCGTATTTCTCTACTAACTCTTTTAAAGACCACATATAGTCAGTCTCTATTGTACTAAGCCATATAGAGAACTTACCCCAGTCTTCGTTAAGCATAGGATCTAAGTGAATCTCATCACCATACTTACCTAAGTCTTTACCACGACAATCAATTCTACCTGCAGAATATGTCCATGGTTCTAAGTTTCTTTTCTCATACCAGTATTTATTAATAGGACCCATCCAATTAGTACTGTATCTTACTGTCATTTTGGATTCCCTTAGAGCTGTGTTAGCAAAGCGTTATTAGCATTGTGTTGCTGGTTTTTCTTCTCGGCTAGTGTTATCCCAGAAGTATTCGCATGTTAAGTCTATGCGAGGACTGTCTGTAAATACTGATTGCCAATACTTATTTCGTGGTGCTGTATAACGATAGCATTTATTTTTCTGCTTACATTGTTCATCATTACACATAGTAATATCAGCCATGACAAATTCCTTCTTGAATAAGTGTATCAGCAGTTCTACCAAACCATCCTTGTAAAGACCATGCTAACTTAGTATCAATCAGGTGTTGCCATGCCTCAATTACTTGTTCTTCAGATTCAGCTTCAATGAATCCTTCGGCAATTCCTACTGCATCAAAGTCCTTCATTTAATCCCATGCCTTTCTTCTATTGCTCTAGCAAATTCAACAAATCCAATAGTTTTCATGCTATGTCCGCAAGGAATTTCATCTATATGTTCTTGATGTAGTTCCCATATTTCCTCATCACTTAATGGCTTTGTTTGTGGTGTGTATTGTGCAGGTCTAGCTTCATACTCCATAAAATGCTGTTCACAAAGACTGCCATAATTTACACAAGGTTCAAATTCTCTAGTTTCACCATCCCATTCGCTAGGGAATCCCATAAATGATGACTTACACCCACAAGTTAGGATAGTAAACACAGATGGGTTTTGCTTATCCAATTCTTCTACAAGTCTGCGAATCATAGCAGGTGCTTCACTAGGAACATATTGACCTAACGATTCAAGTTCATCTACTAATCTTAGTGCTTCATTCTTCATCTTCATTCCTTTCTTCTTCAAGAAAATCAAAGTAGTTTTCTAAGTCACTATTGATTCCTTCAGGAAGTCTTGTAGATATTTCTTCTTCAAGACCATCATCCCAGCGAATATATAAATCAACCTTGACTATTTTTCTCATTTAACTACCTCTACTTCAGTCCAAGCTGCAAAATGAACAACATTATCACCATCTTTGCAGTATGAATACATACCATCAATATGTTTAAACTGATATACTTTGTCGTAATCAGGGTCAGGAGAGCAGACAGGTACTTTTATGTTATTGTCTACTAACCTAAACATATCATCACGCTTTAGGTTATATAATTCCATTAACTTTCCTTTTGTTTCTTGACTATATCAGTAATAAATTCCTTAAGCAAATAAGGGTCTGTTGTTGGATCTAGTAAATCCATAAGTGTATCTTTATCTTCAATGACAACATCACCAACTTCTTCTCTTAAGAATTTACGAAGGTCATCATAATCATATTGATTAAACAGCTCATCATTATCAATGTTGTAATACACATATTCAATGATATCGCTGTCATCAAATTCAGTTAGAACTTCATTTAAATCCACATCAACTGTAATATAAGCCATTATACTTCTCCTTAGTCTAAACCATAATATTTAACTTCAGCCCTGTATGGAGCTGTTCTTGTAATGAAATCAACACTTGGACTACTCCAAGGGTCTAATTCATTTTTTAACTCGGTAGCTTTTTCAGATACCTCATCAAAGTTATCACCGAGAATTATATATACACCGCCTGTTCCTCGGTTGAATCTGGTTACATTAATTGTCATCTTCTTCTCCGAAATCAACATCACATAGGTCAAATTCCCTGTTGATAGTGTCTTCATATTCATATTCACCGTCATAGGCTTTTTGATATGCTTCTTCATCATCTTTAGCTTCAACAAAGACTCTATCTGTGGTAGTAACTACAAAGGTATATACATTCATCAGTAGTTTCCTATTAAAGTAATAGTTCCAATTTCCCATCCTTCATGCAATAGATAAGCAATCTCATCTGCTAAATCTTCTACAGTAAGGAAAGTATCAGTTGTCCATCTATCAAGTGGACCAAAGCGTTTATTTAAGGCATACATATTAATCCTCGATTAAACAAACAAACTCAGGAATAGGAGTTGAATAAGCATTTTCGATATAGCTATCTTCTGCTTGTGTTCCTTCTTCCCATTTAGATAATGCTAATGCTGTGGCATCAATCTCGCTATCAGCTTCAACAGTGTAAGTATAATGCCAATACTGCTCTTCACGAAATGTTACATCATATTTAGGCATATTATATTCCTCTTAATAGTGTAAAATCGACTTCATCGATGGTGTAGCTATGCTCACGACCATAGAATTCTTCAGGTAAATCACTTAGGTTTTCCCATAGCATCTTTTCATCACAACCAGCTAAGGATTCTCTTTCATCAGAATCCCATACATGGTATCTGTGGGTTAGTTTATCGAATAATACTAGAACTGTCATATGAACTCCTTAGTAATGTCATCAGCATCAGGATATTGCTTGAGGATTAATTCAGGTGCATAGCTATATCGGTTGATATCTTTCTCATTGGTTATGTTATATCTTCTACCATGAGAATCTTCAAGGATTCTTTGTTGGTTACTATAATCTACATGACGAACAGGTGCAGATTTAACTATAGCACCGTAGTCACTAACTCCTACAAGGAAATGTTCAGTAATGATAGGAGGTAATCCTAGCATAACTGGTTGGTCTTTATTATCTAGTGGACGATTTACTTCGTAGATACGCCATTCATCTAATTTAATCATATTATCCTTTGATGTGTTCAGATAAGTGTTTTCTAACTTTTGTTTGCTTTCTATTATGAGAAATTATAGCGTGCAATGGTGCTATCACAAGAATAACTAATGCACAGAAAGCCATATATGCTTCTATTAGAATCATACGCTTTCCTTTGTATGAAACTTCATAAGTTCATCATGGTAAGCATTAAGAATACCATAGATAATAACCCACATATATGCACTATCATCTTGGGTTTTAATGTAATCATCAGCTTGTTGAAATGCTTGAGCGATGGAAGTTGGTGTAGCAAATAAGCTACAGTGCATACTATCGATGACTTCTAGTTGATTCATTTTAGACTCCTATAAAGAATTTCATCTTCAATTTGTTGTTTAAGGATAATTTCTCTTAGACTAAGGCTTACTAACGAGAATTGCTTTAGTAAAGCTTTTAGTTGTTTGGTTGTTAGACTAGTGATATTCATAAGGAAAATAAAAAGAGAACCCTTATTAAGGATTCTCTTTATTAATGGTAGGTTAGAATGGGTCTTCTTCTGTGTTAGCTGTAGCTACTGTTGGTTCTTCTGAACCATCAAGCATATCAAAGTCTACACCTGAGGTAGCTTTGTATTCTTTAAGGTCAGTAACTTGAACAGCTACTAGCATTACAGAAGTACCTTTCTTACCCATCATTTCGTAAGGGCGAAGGAATACCATCACATTACCCATAGAACCGTTACCTACGATACTACGGTCTTGGATGGATTCTTTCTTAGCATCTACTAAGCGAACAGGTTCAGCTGGAGAACCATCAGCTTTAAGTGCTTTCTTCTTTAGGTTTACTGATACTTTACCATCAGTGGTAGCTTTTACTTTACCAAACTGTGATAATTCTTTCTCTCGAGACTTATCAGCAACTACTTGGATTTCCCACTGTAGTGTACCGAAAGGTGATACTGCATTATTAAGCTTAGCCCAACGAAGTTCTACATCTTTGATGATAACATTTGTTTTGGCTTCTGTGTTTGCTACTACTTTAGTTGACTTAGTTGTCATGGTATGTTTCCTTTAAATAAATTAAGTTAAGTTTGTATAAGACTAAAAAATAAAAGACTACCCTGAATGGATAGTCTCTTTACTACATTCACTTATTACGGTGAATTTGGTTACCGAATCGATTAAGACGATTCATGTGTTCATAGAAGTGTTTATCACCTACACGATAGGTAATCTTAGGTAGATTTTTATCGGTAGGTATTAACACTACTTTATTTGGGTATCTTCTCCACACAGCACTCTTGGTAGAATAACTGGTGGATACTGTTAGAACATTGATGATGGTATTGATAAGTTGGTTGGTGGTTCTCATGATACTCCTCTTAGAAGTCTTCTGCTATGGACTTATTAATAGTTTCTTTGATAGTATCTATCTTTTCTTTAGTTTCATTAACCAAAGAAGACATATTATGTTTCTTTAGTTCTTCTTCTAATTCTTCATCAGATAGACTTTCATATGACCTATTAATATTGGTTTGGTCAATTCTCTGTAACTTAGGTTTCTGATATTCAGCTATCTTCTCAGCTAACTGAGCAGCTAATAAGAAATCATCATCTTCTAAGGCTTTTAACATACCAAGATTAAGAATACCTAAAGCATCTAATTGAGGAAGTTCATCTAAGACTTCCTGCATATTCTTAGCTTGTAGTTTAAACTTCTCTTTCATCTCTTTGTTAATTCTCTTAGCTTCTACTGATTTCTTTTGATTCTCTCTAGCTATCTCAGGAGTAATAATTTTAAGATTAGCTAATGACTTGGGATTATATGGCATAATCTCCTCTCATGATGTTATGACTATGAACTCTCATTAGTATAGTCATTGGTTGATAGGTCTATTAATTAATCTCTTAATTAACCTCTTTAAGATATTCTTTAAAGAATATAATATATAATAAGAATAACCCCCTAAGGGAAGGATACTCCCTTAGAGCAGAGCTAAATAGCGAGACTTTAGCTAGATTCAAGGTTTATAGCCTGAACTTCTCTCGTAAAGGTCAATACGAAGGGTACGAAGGAAGTCCATTTTGATATCGCTTGAGTAGTCATTCAAGTTATATAGCATATCAGTTAACATATCGACTTCTTCTTGGGTTTCTAGGATGATGCTTACAGGGTTAAAACATTGCTTGGTGTTGATTTGCATT